TGGGTTTCTTAATACGATTCATGATTTCCTCCCCAGGCGGAAGAACATGAAGCCGTTCACGTGAGAGCCGGTGATCAACTTTGCAATAGCAGAGAGCGACCGAAATCGGCGTCCGTCGTATTCGAAGCCCTCCTCATCGACCAAGACGCGAATCATTTTCCCTTTATAGTCGCGCTCAATCCAACTACCGGGACAGGGAAGGCGAGAGTCGCGGTTCACATTTGAATCGCTCATTCCAATGGCATGTCGATCATCCATCGAGTTACACCGGGGCGCTGTCACACGAATGTCTGCATCGTTGGCCAGTTCCGTTGCTCGCTGTCTCGCTCGCTGAGATAGCCCGCCCTCCGCGTTCGCTTGCAATCGCCATGCGATCCTGCGGATAAGGTAGCGTTTGTGGCGGCTTCTTGTCGGTTCGCCAAAAATCGCTTCAAACTTCTGGGTTAGCTGATTGACCTTCATTGTCTCTAGCAGGGCAATCTCTGCTTTGAGTCGTATGTTCATATGCAATCTCCGATGTGGGTGTTTTCGACGCAGGGATGGTTTGCGGATTCGCAAACCCCAGACACAGAGAGCCGTGTGTTTGCGAGTGGCTCAAGGCCGAGACCGCGAATGCCAGACGATTTTTCCACATTCTCAGAACAGCAATACCGACGTTGCCGAATGGCGGATTCTGCCAGCAGGCTGACCAAATCGCGTCTCGCCTGCGACGTTTGGCTTGACTTTTTGCGTGATGCTTTGCTCATGACCCCTGTTCATTGGGATAACAGCCATCTGCTGCATACGTTTGCATTGAGCATAAGCCTTCATGTGGGTTAACTCTGTTTTCCTCTTTATTAAGAACTCCAAACGGAGGCGGTTTGGTTGCGAATCGTTAAAAAAAGTTGGCAACCAATCAGTCGCAGAAGAAGGTAATCGACACTTCCAAAACTTTTGCTGGCAACGGTGACCAGACGTGTCGCTTCCTTCGCATTCAATAACCACCGTCGGGAGTGACTCTCGTTGGATGGAAAATGAGGCGGACAGGAAACGATGGAAAATCGAGGCCATTTCACGTGCTTGGACCAGACGTGTCAGAGACGCCGCATTCTTCATACATGTCGCTCTGGTGTTCGTCATTTGCGAATCACCGGAGCGTCTGAGTTCCCCGACAAACCTGGGCATTGCGACGCTTTCTGGGCTACCTCTGAGCGAAAAAGCATCGTGAATCCAGGGAGGATGATCGCTTCGATTCGCTTCCAATCTGCCGCCATCACGGCCAGCCAAGGAGGTGTGATGCGGTCGCTCCGAAACCAACCACCCAACCACGGACGAAACCAATGAATACGACCACGTTTGGATGTCAACTGCGAGAACTACGACTTGCCCACAACATCACCTTGCGAGACTTCGCCAAGCGACTCGGCGTCACACCCACGTATGTCTCCCAAATCGAACAAGAGTACTGCAAGCCGCCCAAAGCCAACGTGGTGGAGAAAATGGCAACGATCCTTGGCCAGGACGTCGACGAGTTTTTGACACTCGCGGGCCGACTACCCGAGGACCTGTGCGAAGTGATCCGGACCCATCCAGCATCGATGGTCACCTTCCTGCGCAGCGCCGCACGTTTGACCGAAACCCAGATCGCTGAATTCGCCCGCCAAGCCACCGCTCTGCAACTGCAAAACGAATCCTGACCATGACACAAACGCTCGCTCAACCCCATGCCAAACAGATTGATCATGCAGCCGAAAAGTTTTTCAAGGAGACATTCACCCGACGTCTGGCCACCCCGGTCGTTCCCTTCCCGCTGGAATGGCTGATGAGCGATTTGCGATTAAGCGCAGCCTGGGTCGACATGCGAAGCATTCTGCCGACAGTCGAATCACTCGCGTTTTTATGCGTGCCGTATCGCAAGATCCTGGTCGACGAAAGCCTGCACCCCAACGAGTCACCCCAATTGCATTCACGTTTGCGTTTCACCCTCGCTCACGAAATCGGGCATTGGTGTCTGCACCGGAACGAACTGGGCGTCGCCATGCACTGGTCTTGCCGTGAACCGGCCCGAGAAATGGTTCGTGAACATGAAGCCAATCGTTTCGCTGGAGCGTTGATGATACCGGCGGATTTACTGCGTGCAGCATGGCGACAACGCTTCGGTTCGCGACCACTGCAGCGCGAAGATTTATTGCCCGATCGCGTGCAGCTCATTCGTGAAGAGGTCATTCGTCGGCAATACCAGCCCAAGGGTGAGGATGCCACGGAAAACCTGATGTTTGAGGGTGCCGTCTCGGCGCTAGCGTCCGAGTTTGGTGTTTCACCGCAGACGATGCGCATTCGCGGCGAAGAGCTCGGGCTGCTCGTGCGTTAATTCAGCTGTTTTTTTGGAAAACGTGTTAGATAATTATTTGTTCGTTTGTACTGAGGCTCCGACTCGCCATGAAAGATACGCATTTGGAACAGACCACACCCCGATCGACGCAGGAACTCTGTGAATCTGAACTTCGTTTATTGTCAGTATGTCAACAGATTCGATTCGGCAGCCTGTTTGGACTGCTTGTTACCGATGGCAAACCATCGTTCAATCCACCGCCAAAGATGCGGCGCAGCCTAAAATTGAACGAAAAGTCCGTGAGACCAAAACCAAACTCGTCTGGTTTCGCATTAAAGGATAAGCATCGGCTGCTGCTTCATGTGATCAGGGAAATGCGTTACGGCACGATCGATCGCATTGACGTTCGCAATGGGCTTCCCGAAGAAGTCAGCATCGAAAGCGAAATCGACTGATTTCGCCGACCAGCCCATTCGACCAGCCTACTCGACCAACCAACACCCTCTAACCCACACGATTTTGATCACCAGACAGTCGGCCGACCACCAAGTGGACGCCGTTGTGGGTGACGCTCCCGAGAACAGGCGAGCTGAACTGCACAATGGTCCCACTTCGCCAATTTTCAGTGCCAATTGTTACTTCGCACGCTTGTTTCTCCGCGTCACTCACGACGGTCCCGCTTCCAATCTTCGGCCTCTCCCGAATCCCAAGGAAGTGCAGTCAAGAAATGAGTTCGCAAGGAACCCTCACTAAACCAAAACGTAGTCGTCAAAGCGCAACCGATACGCTGTCAGCGGATCCCACTGAGCTGGCAAGACAGGTTTTGGAATTGCCGTTCACCGATTCCCTGATTCGTCGGAAAGCCAGCCAGCTGACCCGCCACCGCGGCTTTAGTGACACCGACGACGAAGACATAACTCAGGAGTTAAGGATTTCCGTCTATCTCGCGTGCCTGAAATACCGGCGAAGCGAGGGAGCGATCGAGTCGTTCATTACCACCGTCGTCCGCAATCGCGTCGCTGAATTGGCCCGCAATCGCGCCGCAAAACGCCGATCGCCTGAATGTGAGGCGGGATCGCTAAATCAAATCATCGATACCGGTGACGGTCCGGTTCAGTGGGTCGACATGTTCGATGTCGAGAAACATGGGCGACCCCGTGCCGGTCAGCGTCGCGGGGACTCTGAGCAGGTTGAGTTGTTACATGACATCGAAGCCGTCCTCGAAAAGCTAAGCAACGAGACCCGCGAGGTCGCGCGATTGCTGATGCACTACAGCTCGGCGGAGATCGAACAGCAACTCGGCATGCGGCGAGGAAAAATTCGTAGCCATATCTCGCTGATACGGGAGCATTTCGAGTCGTGTGGCCTGCACGACTATCTCGGAATATAGAAATTTCACAACCAATCCCGCTTCGTTTGGAGAGCTCAATCATCATGTCATCACCACTCATACAAGTCGTCGATTCACTCATCCAGGAACCTGCGGCCGAGTATCATGCCCAGTCGGGAAGGAATCTCAGTAGCCACTTACTGGCTCGTTTCCGTGAAAGTCCGCTCCTCTATCATCGCACGGTCGCCGGCGAAGTCGACGAGATTGATCGTCCTGCGTACTTGCTCGGACAAGCTGCTCATGCGTTGATTCTGGAAGGGCGCGCGGCTTACGAGCGGCAGTTCGCCGTGGGCGGACCAGTCAACCCGAAGACCGGGCAAACGTACGGCGCGAACACCAAAGCGTTTCAGGTTTGGGCCGACTCGCAGGGGAAACCGGTGTTAACTGACGCCCAGGCATTGCTGGTCGAACAACTCAGTCATGCGGTGCTGCTGCATCCGATCGCCGAGCGATTGCTCGATGACGGTGTGGCCGAAGGTGTTCTGCGGGCGGACTACTCGGGCATGCCTTGTCAGATTCGGTTGGACTGGTTCAGTCCCCAAAACGGCATCGTCGATCTGAAAACGTGTAACGACTTGACTTGGTTCGAGTCCGACGCTCGACGGTTCGGCTACATGCATCAAATGGCGTTCTACCGCGCCGTCGTCTCGCAATTCGCCCAGATGCTGGTTCCGGTCCACATCATCGCCGTTGAGAAAAAAGAGCCGTATCGCTGCGGTGTCTGGCAGGTTGGGCAGGACGTGCTGGGTCAGTGCCAGAACGAAAACCAAGAGGCAATCGAGCGGCTGAAACGCTGCCAAGCCAACGATCACTGGCCAACCGGCTACGAGCAGATTCGTCAATTCGATTACGTGTGATTCATTTGAACCGTTTTAAACCCCTAACAGAAAGAGAAAAATCCCATGATTGCTCCCATCACCAGCCCAGCGTGTGAGTGCGACTCCAGTCGGCGTCTCGACATCGACCAGCGGGTCAATGTCTCACTCGCCTTCAAGAGCTACTTGCGTGCCCAGCGCGAGTACAACGCGGCCGCCCGCCGCTTCAACGAATCGTGCACCGAGCTGCGAAAGCACTTGGAGCCGAATCTGCGCGTCGTGATTCGCGCCGATGAGGGTCATTACCTGCTGCAGGTCGACCCGTCGTGCGAATTCGACATGGAACCCATTGAGACTATCTAACAGAAGGAGATGGAAAGCAGGATGCAATTACTACAGAAAGTGACAACCGGCCGGCAAAACCGGCCACGACGTGTGTTGCTATACGGCACTCACGGCATTGGAAAATCGACTTTCGGGTCGCAGGCCGACCGGGCCGTGTTCATTCAGACCGAAGACGGTCTTGGTGAGATCGACTGTGCGAGGTTTCCCCTTGCCATTAGTTATCGAGACGTCATGACTGCGATCGAGGAGCTGTACTCGTCAGAGCATGATTTCGCCACCGTGGTGATCGACAGTGTCGATTGGCTCGAGCGGCTGATCTGGGGCGATGTCTGCCGGGAACGGCAGGTCGATTCGATCGAGGACATTGGTTACGCCAAGGGTTACTCGTTCGCGCTGACCCAGTGGCGACAGCTACTTGCCGGACTCGATGCCCTGCGTCTGGAACGTGGCATGACCATTGTCCTACTCGCTCATGCACGCATCGAGCGGTTTGAGAACCCCGAGACCGACACTTACGACCGCTACGTGCCAAGGCTGCATCGTCTTGCGTCACAGATCGTTCAGGAGTGGTGTGACGAAGTCTTTTTCGCCACCTACAAGGTCTACACCAAGACGAGTGAGGAGGGTTTCAATCGCAAGAAAGCCAAGGGGGTCGGCACCGGCGAGCGAGTTCTTCGCACCACCGAGAGACCGGCCCACATGGCCAAGAACCGACTGCAAAATCTGCCAGAGGAGTTGCCGCTCAACTGGAAGGCTTATTCCGACCACTTTACCAACCGTGACTCGAGCGAAGGAGAACTCGCCAATGACTAGTCTTCAAGGATTTGATGCCACCGCCGTGGAGCCGACCACACCGATTGAACCGGTGCCAAGCGGCAAATACGTCGCCATGGTGATTGAGTCGGAAAATAAACCGACCAAAGCCGGCACCGGACACTACCTGCAGTTGACGTTTGAAATACTCGAAGGAGATTACAAAGGACGTTTGCTCTGGGCTCGGCTCAATCTCGACAATCCGAATGCCCAGGCGGTTTCGATCGCCAGGGCGGAACTGTCGTCGATCTGCCGCGCCGTGGGAGTAATGCAGCCCAAGGATTCAATGGAGCTGCACAACCTGCCCATGGTGATCTCGGTTCGCTGCCGTAAACGAAGCGACAGCGACGAAATGTCGAACGAGATCCGCGGCTATGCGAGGAAAGAGGCTGCCGGTGCCGGGGTTCAATCTGGTACGCACGCGCCGCCATGGAACCGAACGGCGTAACGCTGATGCGGGAAAGGAGCCCAGGGATGGGAAGACGATCACGCAATAAGGGAAAGCGTGGAGAACGGGAGGCTGCTCGCGAGATTTCGAGGGTGCTGGGGATCAGCGCCCGACGCGGGCAGCAGTACGCCGGTGGGAGTGACTCACCGGATGTCGTGACCGAGTGTGATGATCTGCACATCGAGGTCAAACGCTCCGAGCGGCTAAGCCTCTACAAGGCGCTCGATCAATCGATCGTGGATGCGGGTGAAAGACTCCCGCTCGTCCTGCATCGCAGCAACCACAGACCGTGGGTCGTCGTGCTGCGTTTGGACGATCTAACTCGGCTGACAGAAATCTTAAACGGACTGAAATCTTAGGCATGAAGCTACGCCGATACCAACAAGCCGCCGTCGATGCGGTCTACGATCACTTGCGCACCCGTGGTGACAATCCGGTGGTGGTCATTCCTACCGCGGGTGGCAAAACGCCGGTCATTGCAACCATCTGTCGTGATGCAGTCACTCGCTGGTCGGGCCGAGTGTTAATCCTTGCCCATGTGAAAGAACTACTCTCTCAAGCCGCAGATAAACTGCAATCGATCGCACCGGACCTGAATGTTGGTGTCTATTCTGCTGGTCTTGGGTCGCGAGACACTGCCGGCGATATTCTCATTGCGGGGATCCAGTCTGTTTATAAGCGAGCGGCTGAACTGGGGCATTTTGATTTGGTATTGGTTGACGAGTGTCACCTGATCCCTGCATCAGGAAATGGCATCTATCGTCGATTTCTCGAAGATGCCCAGGCGATCAACCCGCTGTTGCGCGTGATCGGTTTCACTGCCACTCCGTACCGACTCGATAGCGGTTCAATCTGTAATGATGATGGCCCCCTTCACAGCACATGCTTCGAAGTCGGCGTGCTTGAATTGATTCGAGATGGCTATCTGTGCCGGCCGGTAGCAAAAGCGGGTGCGTCAAAAGCTGACACGACTCATCTCCACGTCCGCGGCGGCGAGTTCGTCGCAGCGGAAGCTGAATCCTTGATGAACACCAAACAGCTGGTTGACTCGGCTTGCCGTGAGATCGTGGACGCGACCGGTGATCGCCAATCATGCTTGATCTTTGCCGCCGGTGTTGACCATGCCCGGGCGATTCTCACAGCCATGCGAGTCGGCCTTGGAGTGGACTGCGAAGCCATTACCGGAGAAACTCGCAGTGAAGAGCGGCATCGACTTCTTCAGGCGTTTCGCAGTCGCGAGCTGAAGTATCTAGTCAACGTCAATGTCCTGACCACGGGCTTCGACGCTCCCAACATTGATTGCGTCGCCTTGCTTAGGCCTACTATGTCGTCAGGCCTGTTCTACCAGATGGTCGGCCGAGGTTTCCGGCTGCATCCCAACAAGCAGGATTGCCTGATTCTTGATTTCGCGGGCAACGTGCTGCTTCACGGACCGGTCGATCGAATCGCACCCAAAGAGAAGCAATACTCAGGCGGCTCACCCGTCGCCAAAGAGTGCCCGAGATGCCGCAGCTTGATCGCTGGTGGCTACTCGAATTGCCCGACATGTGGGCACGAATTTCAAACCGAGCTCGAAACTCGCCACGAAGCACAAGCGGCCGGCGGTGGGATTCTCTCCACCGATATCACCATCAACGAATACGAGGTTCAAGACGTGGCATACCGCGTCCACACAAAGCGTAATGCCGACGAATTGGACCCGCGTACTATGCAGGTCTCCTATCAGGTCGGGATTGCACACTGGGTCCGTGAGTACATCTGTGTCGAACACCATGGCTACGCGCGCACCAAAGCCCAGGCTTGGTGGTATGCCCGAACCTCGTTGCCGTTTCCCGACTCAGCCGAAGATGCCGTATCCATCGCGGAAAGCGGTGGACTCGCCTACACCGAACGAATCACCGTCCGATCCATCGCTGGCCAACCCTACGACCAAATCACCCGACACGAACTTGGAACGATGTCAGAACTTGTTGAGGCATCACTTGATCTTGACCAGGAAGTCCCCTTTTAAGGAGCAACCCAAGTTGACCATCTCGCTCCATGAATCTGCCATGCGTTATGCAGATCTCGGTTACCCCGTATTTCCCTGTGTGCCGGGACGTAAAGAGCCTTTGTGCGGCAACGGTTGTCTAGATGCCACCACCGATCTTGACCAAGTCGATCTCTGGTGGACGCAGCGACCCAACGCGAATGTCGGAATCGCCACGGAAGGCTTGTTAGTGATTGATGTCGATCACGGATCAAAGTGGCTTGAAAATGAGGAAGATCGATTGCTTGACCTTGCGATGGCACCACTCTCTCTCACTGCCAGAGAAGGACAACAGTACTTTTTTAGACCGCCGGGCGGCGAGGCGTTTCGTAACACCGCCGGGATGCTCGCCGAAAAGGTCGATACTCGCGCCGATGGCGGCTATGTCGTCGCGCCACCATCGGTTCTTGAGGGTAATCGCCGCTATCGCTGGGCCAAAGGCATGGAGCTTGATGTGGTACCGAGCGAATTACCTGAGGCTCCATCGTGGTTGATCGAACAGCTGCAACAACGTGTTGCCTCCAACAATTCGGTTTCAGGTGATCGTGATGCGTGCACCGGCGGTGAGGCCAATCCAATCCCCAGCGGCCAGCGTAACGCAACGCTTGCAAGACTTGCTGGTGTGATGCGTCGGTCTGGTATGTCGCGACAGGAGATCGCCGCGGCCCTAGAGGCGACCAATCGTCTGCGTTGCAATCCGCCTGTCGATACTCGCGAAGTAGAAAGAATCGCAGAGAGCATTTCTCGGTATCGGCCGGACGACATCACCGTCGCGTTGATGGAGAATCACTGGGAGCAATTCATCAAGCAACCCGGTGAATCTCTTTTTCAACCGATCACATCGGCTCAGCTTGATGCTGAAACCTACGAATTGAATTACCTGGTCAACGGTGTTCTCGTACGGGGCCAACCTGGGGTGGTTGCTGGACCCAAAAAGACTCTTAAAACCAACATCAGCGTCGACCTGGCGCTGTCACTCTCGGAAGGTTGTGAATTCCTCGGTCGTTTCGACGTGCCCCTGGCGACCCGTGTCGGGATCATGTCGGGGGAGTCGGGTGCGGCAACGCTGCAAGAGACGGCCAGGCGTGTTGCCAAGGCCAAAGGTTTGCAATTATCGGCATGCTCGAATCTTGTCTGGTGTTTCGATGTGCCCCAGCTCGGCGACCAGACACATATCGAAGCGCTCGGGAAGATGATTGAAAAGCACGAGCTGGAAGTGCTGATCCTCGATCCCACCTACCTGATGATGTTGGGAATCGGAAACGACGCCGGCAATCTGTTCATCGTTGGCGCGTTGCTCAAATCACTCGGTGAATTGGCCCAAAAAACCGGATGCACACCGCTGCTATGCCACCACCTGAAAAAGAGTGTCGCAGAGCCCTACGAGCCCGCTGAGCTGGAAAACATCGCATGGGCGGGGTTTCAGGAGTTCGTGCGGCAGTGGATCTTGCTCAACCGCAGAGTCAAATACGACCCCGATCAAGGCGGTCATCACGAGCTCTGGATGGGCGTGGGCGGCTCTGCCGGCCACAGCGGTTTGTGGGGCATCGACGTTGATGAGGGCGTGCGTGACGAACCTGGCGGACGGCGTTGGGACGTGACAACTCTGGAAGCCAGCGAAGCCTATCAGCACCGTGACGCCCATGAGGAGCAGCGCAACGAGCAACGCAAGGAATCCCGTGCAGAACGCAAACACCAGAAAGAGCGAGCGGCGCTACTTCATTCGTTAACCGAATTTCCGACCGGCGAGACTAGTCGTGTGATTCGTGAAGCTGCCGGCATAAGCGGTAGCCGATTCAAGGACCTAATCGAGGAGCTCATTGATGATGGACTGGCACAAAATCGTGAGATCACAAAGGCGAATGGACAAAAATATGAGGGCTTCATCATCAGTGGGACCGAGCTGTCCCAGTGATTCCCAGTGCGGCAAGCGAATCAGTGGGACAAGGCAGTCCCACTGTTTCCCACTGTTAAGATAGGTTCACTGGGACCACTGGGACTCAGTGGGACAAAACGTCTGTCCCAGTGCTGAGCACACCAGTGGGACTAGGCCCCTATAGGGGGCCGTCCCACTGATGTGCGATGTGTGATCGAATCCCACCGATGTGTCCCAGTGAAATCTGTCCCAGTGACGAACGTGCCCGACGCAACGGACCAAAGTGCCGCAATGGCATCCTCCAGAAAAAGATTAGGTACTTCCCGGCGTATGTCGTGATATCAGGCCCACGGGAACAGCAGCATTGTCAGTCAGAGTTTGTTTGAGTCCGAATGGACATTCAAACTGTTGAAAAGAAACAGTAACCCAGCCAACCGCACACCCACCCAACCACCCAACCACCGACCGAACCCCTTCCGTTTCTCTACTCGCCTTGGAAGGGCTTTACGCATGCAGGTCGAAATGTGGTCGCTTGATCGAATCAAGCCGTACGAAAACAACCCCCGTATCAACGATGCCGCGGTAGACCCGGTCGTTCAGAGTATCAACGAATTCGGTTTCCGGCAGCCGATTGTGGTCGACGCCGATGGTGTGATCATTGTTGGTCACACCAGGTGGCAGGCCGCGACAAAGCTTGGCCTTGAGAAAGTGCCGGTGCACATCGCCACGGATCTGTCGCCCGATGCGATCAAGGCTTACCGCATCGCTGATAACCGAACCGGCGAAAACGCTCAGTGGGACTACGAACTGTTGCCGATTGAAATTGGCGACCTGCAATCTAGCGGTTTCGATTGTGAGCTGCTTGGGTTCAACGGCGATGAGCTGGCAAAACTACTCGAGCCAGACATGCAAGCTGGCCTCACCGATCCCGACGATGTCCCGGAGCCGCCGGACGATCCCGTTACACAGCCGGGTGATCTTTGGATCCTCGGCGAGCATCGCCTGCTCTGTGGCGACTCGTCCAAACCGGAAGATGTGGACCGCCTGCTTGATGGTGCGGCGATCCATCTTGTGAATACCGATCCCCCGTACAACGTGAAGGTAGAGCCACGAAGCAAAAACGCAATCGCCGCGGGGAACAGCTCGTTTGCCGGCACCGGAAAGAAGTCCAGTACGTCGCAGAAGATGCGAGCCAAAGATCGGCCTCTCACTAACGACTTCGTTTCTGACGAGGAATTTGATCGCTTACTTGGTGCGTGGTTTGGCAACATCGCACGCGTGCTGGAGCCCGGTCGTAGCTTCTATATCTGGGGAGGCTTTTCGAACATTCAAAACTATCCACCGGTCCTTTCCTCGTGTGGCCTCTATTTTTCGCAGGCCATTATCTGGGACAAAATGCATCCGGTTTTGACGCGAAAAGACTACATGGGCGCTCACGAGTGGGCATTCTACGGATGGAAGGAAGGGGCTGGTCACAAGTTCTTCGGCCCTAACAACGCGACCGACCTGTGGCACGTGAAAAAGATCCCGCCGCAGCAGCTTGAACATCTCACGGGCAAGCCGGCCGAACTCGCTGTCATTGCGATGCAGAACTCGTCTCTTAAAGGCGAAAACGTGCTGGATCTCTTTGGTGGCAGCGGCTCAACATTGATCGGCGCCGAGCAGACCGGGCGACGTGCGTTCCTGATGGAACTGGACGCTCCTTACTGTGACGTGATCGTTGATCGATACCAACGCTTCACTGGCAAGCCGGCTGTGCTCGAGCGAACCGGCCAGTCGCCGATCCCGATCGGTAAGCGTGAGGAAGCGATGCGATGAGAGGCAAATCGCCACGTGTTCGATCGTGTCGGCGTCTGTGCAGTAGTCGTCAAAACGGTCTAGCACTGCAACAGGACGCGACAGTGGGCAAGGGTGTGGCCATAACGGGAGAATGCCGGCAGTTTCTTACCGGCGTCTGGGTGTGGTCGCTGATTCTTCTACAGGATCTCGCCAAGGTTGCTCTTGCGAATCGCTTCGATCGCTTCTACGGCGATCAGGTGCTCTTCAAGAAGCGGGCCGCCGGTGGGCTTTGCCTTGGTGTCGGCAGCCTCGAGGGATTCGGCCAATTCGTAAAGGCCGTCCATCGCTTGGTAGTAAGCCTGTCGAATCCGCTGGTACTTGTCGGCGTCGAGATTGGAAAGAACCTGGCGGAGGTCGGTGGTTTTTTGCGTGTTAGTCATGGCTCTGGTTTCTGTGTGGGCCGGATTGTTGTTCGCATATGACACACAGAGCCATGCGTGGCGAACCAAAGCAAGTTAACTCTGGCAAGTTATCCCAGAAGTTCTCAAAAGAGGTAGGGAGGCCTTTCAATGAGCGAGAACCAGTCGGTCGATCCGACCCAGCTTTCGGCCGAGCAGCTGGCGAAGTTGCTTTCAGCCGCATACGGAAAACAGATCGATTCTGAAAAGATTAAGTCGGATGTCGATAACGGTGCGCCAGTGAATTCTGACCGAACCATCAATCTGGCTCACTATACCGCGTGGCAGATCAAGGAGATGGGCCGTGGCAACTGACCCCCGCAAGATGCGTCCCGGTGAATTGTGCCGGTTGCTGAATTCAACGCCACTAGGAGAGGTGACCAGTGAGCGACAGATTTATCGGCACAGGCAGCGTGCCGGTAATCGAATCGGTCAAGGAAGTAACGTCGACCTGCTTCGCTACTGCGCGTGGCTGCACGAAACGCGTCACGCGCCGAAAGCGGTGTCTGAGGGTGATCCGTATGAGCGGATGAAAGAGTCAGCTCGAGCCCGCAATGCGGCCCTGGCACTCGCCGGTCGCGACATCGGGGAAATGCCAGAGGTCGCCAACCCAGACCGGAAAGATCAAGCTTCGCGTGATTTTCGCTACTTCTGCGAAAGCTATTTCCCTCTGACTTTCCACCTTGCTTGGTCCGCGGACCACTTGAAAGTCATCGATAAGATCCAGCGTGCTGTGGTCGATGGCGGATTGTTTGCACTCGCGATGGCACGAGGGTCCGGCAAGTCCTCCATTGCCGAGATTGCTTGTATCTGGGCCGTGCTTTACGGCCATCGAGAGTTCGTTTGCCTGATCGGTAGTGATGAGGGCCATGCCTGCGACATGCTCGATTCGATCAAGACAGAACTCGACAGCAACGAACACCTGCTGGCTGACTTTCCCGAGGTTTGTTTTCCGATCCAGGCACTTGACGGGATCTCCAACCGCGCCAACGGGCAGCTGTACCAAGGGCAACGAACTCAAATTGGATGGACCGCGAAAGAGATCGTGCTGCCGACGGTCAAAGAGAGTGCATCAAGCGGCGCGATCATCAAGGTTGCGGGTCTGACTGGACGTATCCGTGGGATGAAATTCAAACGGCCTGATGGGCGAACAGTCCGGCCGAGTCTGGTTGTCCTCGACGATCCCCAGACCGATGAATCTGCTCGTTCGCTTTCCCAGTGTGCCAACCGCGAGGCGATCCTTGCTGGTGCGGTTTTGGGATTAGCGGGTCCGGGCAAGAAGATCTCCGGCATCATGCCGTGCACCGTTATTCGGCCAGGCGACATGGCCGACAACATCCTCGATCGTGACAAGCACCCGGAATGGAACGGCGAGCGGACGCGGATGGTGAATTCATTCCCGACCAACGAAACCCTTTGGACCCGATACGCCGAGATCCGCGCCGAAGGGCTGCGAACTGGCGATGGCGGAGCGGCAGGAACCGAGTTCTATCGTCAAAACCGCACCGCGATGGACGAAGGCTCTGATGTTTCGTGGAAAGACCGATTCAACCACGACGAGCTTTCGGCGATTCAGCATGCAATGAATCTCAAGCTGCAAGACGAAGCTGCGTTTTTCGCTGAGTATCAGAACGAGCCTCTCCCCGAAGAACGTGTCGATGAAGACCAACTCACTGCCGAGCAGGTCGCCGCCAAGATCAACCGCATCGAGCGATGTACGGTCCCTATGGCTGCGAATCACCTCAGCGCGTTTATCGATATCCAGCAGAA